CCCTGAATAATTCCGCCTTCTGTTGCCGTTACTGTAGAATTGGGATCTATCGTCTTGAAGAATGTGACAACTGCGGCGGCATCCGCTGCGCCAAGTTCTGCCCCATTTTCCCCAACGTTCCCCAAAATAGACAACATTTGATCCCGAGATTTTCTTACATCTCTATTTTTCTGCAAAACGCTTGTCGCCTCTTTTCTTAACTCACTTTCAGCTTTGACAATATCCTTCTGTTGTATTCCGTTCGGATTATTGCGAGCTATTTCTAAATCTAGTAAAGTTTTTTGTGTTTTAACGCCAATATCTTTGGTTTCTGCCAATATTTTATTGACAGTTGCCCTTTTAACGCCTGCTTCCTCTGCCTTGAGAGCGATATCTTTACGCATCAGAGCAGTCTCAAAAGGTTGCATTTCTTTTGCCCGACCTTCTTTGCCGAACTGCCCCATGACCTCCGCCATCTTTTCACCGCCCAGGGCATAAGATAAAAACAAACCAGACGTTGATTTTGCTGCTTCAGGATTTATTTCCAATGTTTTTTTAAGAAGATTTGCGCCATTTAACGAACGCTCATCACCTGAATTTTGCGCTGCTGTTATTTCATCGTCTAATAATTTATTGGCTGTATCAATGTCCCCATTTTGCAAAGCTGCAAATACGTTTAGAGTCCTTTTTTGCATGGCTTCTTTACGCCCCTGATCCATAACGTCATAAGATTTTTTGAAATTATCTGCAAGGCTTGGCACCTTAAGCATCATATCAGAATAATCTTGAGGGGTTTTGTTTGGTTTTTTAATGAAATCTTGCAGCATTAATTGAGTTTGCTCTTTTTGCGCTTGCTCTCTTATCTTGGCTTCTTTTGCAGCCTCATTCGCTCGCATAACTTCGCCGATTTTATAACCCTCAAAAGCGGATTGTGTCATATCTGGCATTTTTATAGCATCTAAATAATTAAACATTAAAAGCCTCCTGTTTGACCAAATGCCTTTGTTAATCCATTCAAAATCCCACCATATGCCTGTGTACGACCTGCAATCTCTTGCGCTTGCGCATCGCCAATTTGAGAATTGATATTCCCCACTGCATTTGCGTAATTTTGTCCTGCTGCCCCTTGCCCTGCTGCTGAAGCCTGACCGTATGCGGTAAGATTGCCAAGATTACTAAATTGTTGTTGCAGCATTTGATTAAGCATTGCAGGTCTAAATTGTGCCAAAGCTCCTTGAGTATTGCCCCCTCTTAATCCGCCCGTAGCCGCTGCGTTTTGCAAAAGTGCGTCCTCACCTTGCTGCGTTAAAGATTGGAACAATGGGGATTGTGAAAATTGATCTATGGCTTCCTGCTGCGATCCATCACCAATGCCCAACAAATCAGCTTGAGCACCCAAAGAATCCGTCCCTATATCGATATAAGGTTTCATCAATTCTTTCATCTCATCAAATTGTCGTGCTTGTTCTTCAAGAGAGGATCTTGACGCAGCAACTTGTGCATCTCCTGCCTTGTCTGCTGCGCTAGCAGAAAGAAGCCCACTGCCTACTGAGGCACCAATGACTGCCGTTGCTATTCCTGACATTTCAACTCCATAACTTGACGATAACTTACCGTCAATTCTTCCCCATGCGTACCAGCGGCGCAACCATTAATATTTCTATTCGCAACTAAATATACATCATTATTGATTTTTTTAAAAATACAATTTGGCTCATGGGAATGATTTGTATATCTCCCTATATCTGTGCGACCATTTCCAATTCTCTAGCAGGTGCAATAATTTCTTCTTTTTCAAAAGGCTTTGAACCGAATATCCCTTTTCCTGATATGGGCGATTGACGCAATGAATAGCAAGACCGCCACTCTAATGGCATATCCACAAGATCCGCTGTCATTTCTGTCTCTTTTTGTATTTGCTCTTTTGTTAAAGAATACTCTTTGCAAAATAAATCAAAATCATCTCGGTCACATTGTCTTAATGCATATTGCGCATTAAATAATATTTTCTCATTTTCTTTGAACCCTATGCTTTTATCAAGATAAGTGTTTTCTAAAGTTTCTATGTCTGTTTCATTTGTGGAATAAACATTAAGCCAAACGGTATCCTCTAAAACAAAGCCCACCTTGCGCCCTGCTGGGCTGTTTTTGATAAAAGGTGCCTTGACCTCATTTAGATTACCATCACTATCAAGCATCATTACACGCCCTGTAAGCATAACATTTAAATGCTCTTTCTTCTGTTTGTGCCCTATGCATATAAGACCTTTTGAAAGACGCACTTCACGCATATAAATCCCATTCCCAAAATGATGCACAACAGGGCAATCAGCTTGTGGCATTTTCAGCATTTCTTTTTCAAGGCTTGGCACATCAACAGGCTTACACTTAAGAGCAGATAAATCAATCGTATCAATATAATTCGTCATGTTATTTCCCTTCCGCAAATGCGCATAACAAGAGCGGACGCAGAGCTTGCAATTGTGCTCAACTTATTTCCTGCCTCTAAAACGTTTCCTATGACTTCGCTCACAATAATAGTTTCCCCTGAACGCACTGATTTTTGATCTATTATTTTATTTTTATTATCTACGGTGTCATTTATTGCTGTAATATTAACAGAAAAATCAGCAGTTGCAGTAGAAATATTGGTCACAGAAAATGTATCTATAATTGTTTGAACGGTTGGGGTCACTTGATCCTGTTGAGAAGCCTCCATATATTTACTATCCACAAGCACTTTTGTCGCAATAGTCATGATGATCTTTCCTTTACTTGAACACTTGATTGTGCATTTGCGGTTAAATTTGAACTATCTTTAGTGTTTTGAACCCATACCTCAATTCTATCATTATTTTTCAAACTTGCAAAAGCCCTTATACAAGTATTAGAAGATTTACCGCTTCCGTCCAAAGTGCCTGATGATTTATATTTGTCAGTATAAGAAGATAACGCATCGTCCCATTTTCTAAACCACACATCAAACGTGTCACCATTTCCGCCCTCAATATTCAGAACCCCAAAACATTCGACCTCTATTGTTTGCGTGCCATCATAAATAAAAGCATTGTCGGTGGTATTGCTAAAATGATTAAGATCTGAATAAGTCGTTACTCCCTCAAGCTTTACAGGCGTGTTGGCACTTGCAATCACTGTTTCCACTTCATCTGCTGCCTCAAATATAACCCATTCACCACCAACATATGTGTTACGTATGCCATCACAATTCTTATATCGTGCCTTCACACTCGACCCAAGCAAATTAGGAACCGCATCATCTGCACCAGAGCGAACGTTTGTAAGTGATGCGCCGCCGTTATTAATAATATTAGACTCTGAAAAATCAAGAAAAACAGAGCTGCTGGCTACAGACAGAAAATTTATGTTTGATCTAATATTGCCTACTGTAAAAGTTGTCCCTTCTGCCAAAAGCGTCGCCAAAGCAGGGAAAACAATAGCAATAGAGTCTACAACTGCTATTCCTGTCCAAGTGCCATTAAAAATAAAACCATTTTTTAACGCCAAAAATCCACAACCATTAATAAGTAATTGCCTATAATTACTTAGTTCGCCTAAAGTTGTTTTTCCAAACGCTGAAAATGATCCAAAATTTACGTTAGTTATATCCCAAGCAGAAGAATTTTCATCATTATCAAGATCAAATATTTTAGAACCATTCCCCCCTTGATAAACTGTCATACTTTCTAAAACGCCGTTGCCAGAATATCCCCCCACAGGCGATACAAACATAATGTGGTTTTCTTCATTGCTATACAGCCCTGCGACATCACGACCACCGTTAAGAGCTGCGCAAGCAATACCCCCTTCAGGAACGACAATAGAAACAGACCCGAGATTAACAAAACCATCTATTATATATAGCTTTGTCGGATCTGGAGTAACAAGATTGCTTTCTATCTTTCCAAAATCAGAAACGTCTTTAACTGTAATAGCATTTTCAAAAGATTGGATTGTGTTTACTTGATGCCGAATAGAATTTATTGATGATGTATTTGATATAGATTGAAAATAAATCTCATCAATTAATTCTTGCTGATTGTTTAATTCGGAAGGAACAGCGTTAAAAATACCTTCAACAGCACGTAACATTCTTGGGTCAGGAAATATTCTGGCAAGTTCCTGCCGTGTGGGTTTGACTGGAGATAATATCACCATGCTAAAGGCTCCAAATTCGCCTCTAGCCTAGAGAAACTTAAAAAACTGTCACTGTCACCTGAAAAAATTTGAGTGCGAACATTATTCATTTTGCCTTGCCTGCGCCAAACAAGCCGCTTTAAGCGTTGTCCAATCTTGCCAGAGCTTATATATTTAGGCTGTGAGTAGGTAATTCCATCAAGAGAATATTGCGTGGAAATTTGAGGATTATCAGAAAGAACCGATCTGCCAGATAGTGCGACAAGTTCAAGACTATTGACGATTGCACCTTTTCCCTCATTATAAATCATTTGCGTCCCAAAAGACCAAGTCACTTTTCCCCCATATTGCTCTTGTGTCTCATTGGTCATTTTGCCTATATAATTTTTAGAAGGGTGCCCACAATAATAATTGCCATAAGCGTATAGCATAAATCTTGCATTATATTTTCCTTTTTCTGCAACGCCCGAGGTCAAAACAAACCACACTGGCTTATTTAAAACGTTTGTTGCTGCTGCATCAAAAACAAATGTCTTATCAGGCAGGTGAATGTATAAAAAAAAGTGCCCCTCAGAGCGTCTTGTTTCTAGGATTATAGACTTTAATTCGTCTTCTGTGTAGGATTGAAGTTCTTGTTCTATCTCCCTTGTGCTTACCTTTTGAGAGCTTCCATTTATGCCAACCCATACGGCTATGCTTTCATTGCGACCACCTCCAACAAATGCCAGTGCATCGTCATAAACAACAACAGCGTCACGACCTATTGCGCCACGAGAGATGACGCCCCCCTCGACACGCTGAAAAGGAAATAAAGCACCCCCGATATTATTAAAGACCTCTATAGTGTGTCTATTTATTGCATATACTTCACCTTGCACTTTTCTTATTGCAACGACAGGGTCAGGATCTATTTCAGAGGAACCATATTTTAAAGGATTTATAGAAGTGGGGTCATTTAAATCAGATACAACAAGATTATCTCCGTCAGTGGTCATAAAATAACCGTCAACCCACAAAAGATCATTTGCATCTCCTAAGTCAGGATCTGTGACTTTTGTCAAAGAAACCCCGTCATAGTGGTAAACAGATTGATTGGAGCAAATGGCAAGAATATCAAATGAATAATCAAGTCTTACAGGCTTTTCATCATTTTCAACATTTCCTATTAACTGTGACGTTCCATCTTTAAAAATAATATATAAATTACTTCCCATGACCCTATACATCAGATCATTCCATACTATGCCACCACGATCAATTCCATCCGTCTCGATAAAGGTTTTTATGCCCTCTGAAGGCTTTAAATATCCTTGTGATATGCCTTGCTCTTTTGGAACTGGCACCATGTTTCTTGGATAAGAAGTCCTGTAATCTGCTTTATTATCTGTATATATGCCACTCAAAATAGGTATTTGCATTAGCCAGCTCTATACCATGTAGAAGTTACAGCATCATATTTTAACCTAAAATAACCTTGTGCGCTGATTGTGGTTGGCGCACCTGTCACAGTGCCGCCCACGCTCGTAATAGTCAACGCCGTAATAGATCTTGTGCAATTCACAAGAATTATCTGCTTATCTTTTGCACTCAAAGCAGACGGTAAAACAATTGCACCAGTGGCATAATCTCCGACAGGCGTTAAAATCAAATGTACACTATCAGGTCCATCCGTGATTGTTGCCGTAAATCCTGTTGCACTTGGTGCAAAATATTGTGTGGTAAGCTGCGGAATAAACGCACCAAATGACAATGCACTTTGGAGGTAAGAGGTCAAGGTTGTAAGTGAGGTTCTTCTCGCATCACCGTTAGACTGGTCATACAAAGGGAAATTATCGCCACCACTTAAACTGTCAACAGCTGTCAGCCTATTAATGTCTGTCATTTATCATCCTTTTAGATTTAATATTGCGTCACGCCCAACTGTAATAGGGTCAGTTTCAACAAAAAATTTATTAAAATTGCGGTTTCCAAAGTTTTTATTCCCCTGCCCTCTTGGCAAAGTTCTGGGGAATTGCATTTCTTGCGTTTCAGAACATACATTCATTAAAGACTTATAGCTTGCTTTTGCATTTACTTTTGTGTCACGCATCGCCATTTTACCCAAAGAAGGCGCAATACGTACCGCCAAATTTAAATATATCGCCTCATTCGCAGCGTCAATAACGTTTGTTTCTTCTGTTAAAGTAGAATTTTCAGGACTGGAGGGGATTGGATAACCACACCTTATCCCCCTGGCGTTCCATGTTGCCATCATAGCATCAAGTTTTTTTAATGCGCTTTGAAGTTCCTCAGGGGAAATATCAAATTCATAAGAAGCAACACCAATTTCCTCCAAAGCCATGTCAATAAATTGTCTTTTAGTATAACCCATATTACCTCTGTAAGGCTTTATTGATACGCTCAAAAAGCTTATTATCGCTTATATTCGGCGCAAAGTTAATTTTTAATTGATTTGCCTTCTGCTCTAATTCTTTGCGGCTTGGTGGTGCGTCAGAAACGTCACCTTCAACGCTTTCTTTTGCTTCTGTTGTTGTTCTAAACCATCCGTCAGATAGGGCAGTGTCAACTTCACTATCATCAACGATAATATAATCAAACATACCACCATGAATTTTATGTGAACCGTTTGGTTTATAAAGCATTACTGTCATTTCAAAACCTTTCATAATTTCAAAATAAGGGGTACGAATACCCCCTACTTAAAAGTTATGTTTG